GGACAATTAAGTTTTCTACCTTGCGAATGTGCATTGTAGAAACTTCGCAATACTACTAAAGGGGGAGTAATTATCAGTTTATTAATAACTAGAATCGGAGTAGAATTTGATAAATTAATATTAAAAATATATGCAAAAACAAAATTGAATATTTTAAAAAGTTATTTAAAGAAAAGAGTAAATTTTCATTCAAAATCAATAATTAAACTTTCTAAAGAAATTATTGGTAGTGGAAATGAAGAAAATAAAAAAGAGCTTCTAAAAACACTAAAAGATATTATCAATTAGATTATATGAGTAATGCTAATATAGGATAAAAGACTAAATAGAGAATGAAGCTGTAGCTATAGTTGTAAAACTTCATTCTCAATAAATAATCAATTTCACAAGTGGAGGAAAGAATAATGAGCAACTTAAACGAAGAAGTATCGATAAAATTAGTGGGAAAATTAACATTGTTATTACCTTTTTTAGAACAGAAATTAGATATGCAACTAGAAGTTAAGAAAGTTATAGATGAGACTTTATATAGCTATGAAGTACAAACTAAGTGTACAGATTTAGTTTGCAGCGATATAGAAGAAAAGGCTCAGCTATATCTTGCTTGTAAGAAATTAGAAGGTTTAAGCAATAAGACATTATATAATTACAGACTATTTCTTAACAAGCTAGACCAGTATTTTACTAAACCATGTTCTACTATAAACACAATGGATTTACGAATGTTCTTAGCACTTTTAGGTAAAGGCAAACAAGCATCTACTATTAATGGGTACATCACTTGTTTAAAGAACTTTTTCGGATGGTTGCAATCAGAGGAATACATTTTTAATAACCCAGCTTATAAGTTAAAACAAACAAAGGTACCAAGAATCATTCAACAACCTTATAAAGCAGAGAATCTTGAAAAGCTAAGGGAAGGATGTAAAACAGAACGAGAAAAAGCATTGTTTGAATTGTTAGATAGTACAGCTTGCAGAATTTCAGAAATAGATAACATTAAGATAGAGGACATTAATTGGTCCGAACAAAGCATAAAGGTTGTTGGAAAAGGAAGTAAGGAGAGAATAGTTTATTTTTCTACTAAAGCTAAATTGCATATTCAGCAGTATATAAGTACAAGAAAAGGAGAATCAAACTATTTGTTTATATCAGAAAAAGCACCATATCAAGCAATAGGTACAAGAGCTTTGCAACTAATTATAAAAAAGATAAAAGATAGGACAAATGTAACAGAAAGGGTTCATGCGCATAAGTTTAGAAGGACTCAGGCGACTAGGCTATTAAATAGTGGAATGAGGATTGAAGGAGTACAAGGTATATTAGGACATACTACTCCAACTACAACTCAAATTTATGCGCAATTGAGTCAGGAGAATCTTAAAAATGAATATAGAAGATTGGTAGTTTAATTAACTTTTAGGAGGAAAAATAATGGAATATATAAATGACATTGATATAAATCAAGCTGTAATTCATGTTTTAGATAGAAACGCAGCAGAGCCAGTTTTGAATGAATATATGTTAGAACTAAATGATGAAGTGTACAAGTTCTTATATAAGCATATAGAAAAGTGCTTAAAAGATGATGAGTTAAAATATGCTAAATTCAAACAAGGCACTAATTTAGTTAAAGAAACAGTTAAGGATTATTTAAATGGAATTGATGATGATTTTATAAGATTATCTAAAAGCTTAGCAAAACAATTATTTGCAATCATTCAAATTGATGAAAGCATAGATTCATGTGATTTAATAATAGTTTCTATAATTACAGACCAAGGACCTATGATAGGGATTTTAAAACTTGATTATGTAAAGAACTTTACACATGAAATTCAGTTTATAGATGAAAAAATAGGGGTAGGAATAGTACAACAAACAGCAGGTCTTCCAGGAAACGGTCAAAAAATTGAAAAGGCTGCGTTTATAAAACCTTTTAGAGAAGATGATTTATTTAATCTTTATGTACTAGATAAAAAGAGAAGGACTAAGGAAGATACAGAGTTAGGAATTAATTATTTCTTATCAGATTATCTTTATTCTTCAATAGTCACAAATGAGAGAGACATGACAAAAGAGTTTATTCAAGCAAGTGAAAACTTTGTAAGAAGGGCTATAGTAAATGATGCAGTTCTAGCTGAAAAGGTTAGAAGTAAAATTAAAGATAAACTCAAAGATAATGATGTTATAAATTTAGGGGAATTATCAAAAGAATTATTTGAAAATGATAATAACTTAAAAGAAAGCTTTACTATAGATTTAAAAATGAAAGCCTTAGATGAAGAAATTGTAGTAGATTCTAAATATATAGAAAAGAAACTAAAAAGAATTAGATTAAATATAGACAAGCAAATTGATCTATACATCAATGAAGGAGCATACCATGATTCAAGTAAATTTGAAGTTCAAAGAAATGGTGATGGAAGTATTAATTTAGTAATTAAGAACGTTATTAATTATATTGAAAAATAGGAGGGGATAAAATGACTAAATCAGCTATTTTAGACGAATTGAATGTATCTATTGTAGATAAAGTTAAGGATGAAGAATATGTTAATAAATTAAAAAAAACTAAAGACAAGGTGAAATACTTAAGATTAGTCAAAAATTATACTCAAATGGAAACAGCATCTTTAATTGGAATAAGTGAAAGGCAAGTACAACGCATAGAAAAAAATTTAAAAAACAAATAAAATGTCGTGTTAAATGTCGTGTTTTGGTCGTTCTCAAAGCACGACATTTTTGATATTATGAATACATAAATAAGTAATAAGACTGAAAAGAAAAATAAATGTCTTATTTAAATTAAAAAATGTCCCGTTTTTTGGTATGGGATAACTATATTTAAATTTAGGGGGTATACATTTTATGTTAGATAAAATAAAAGTGAAAGAATATTATTTAAAGGGATATAGCTACAATAAAATTGCAAGTATATTAAAACAAAAGCCAGAAACAGTAAAAAAATGTATACAAAGAAACCTGAAAAATTTTAAAATATCACATGAAGCAAATAAAATAAGAAATAAGGAAGTAAAAAAAGTTTTAAATTTTGAAAATAAAAAATTTATGAGCGATAAAGACTTTGTTAGAAGAAACAGGAGTATATACAAAACAAAGTCAAATGGAGATATAGTTATAGATAAGAAAATCCAAGTTGCAATACCGTGGGATGTACCGAAAAGGCTAAATAATGAAGATAAATGTATAATATAAAAATTAAATAGTTAAAATTTTTAGGACTAATTAGCGTAGCAGGGATTACAATAATTAATAATGTTAAGTAGTTACTGAAATTTAAATTTTTAACCAGTAGGGTTTTACCTACTGGTTATTTTAATATGACAAGGAGTGAGTAGATGAAAAGTATTTATATGATTTACCAATGTAAAAGGTGTAGAAAAACAAGTGTTTTGTTAACAGATGAAGTTGAGGAAACACTTAAAAATAATAATTATTTATCATGTGCTCATTGTGGATGTAAAAATTTAAAAAGAGAAAAAGAAACTGACAATGCAAAAGATTGTATGGATAGTGCACATTATAAAAGAGTGAAAGGAGCATTAAGGCAGGTGAACTAAATGGAAGAAGTAAAAAAACATAATTGGGAGAAGGGTACTGCAGCACCAATACCAGAAAATAAATATGAACAGTTTAAAGAAGAATTAATTGAATATAGCAAAAAGTATGAAGATAGAAATTTGATGTTATTTGTACTTGCAAGAGCAACAGGCTATAGAATGGGAGATTTAGTTTCATTGACTATAGGACAAATAAAAGATGCCATAGAAGAAGGTTTCTTTCTAATCCAAGAATCAAAGCAATATAAACAATGGCTTAGTAACCTTCAAGAGTATCCTAATAGAAAGAAGCCTAATAAGAGAAAAGTTTACATTAAGAATAATTTAGAAAGATACTTAAGAGGTTATGTTAAAGGAAAAAAGAGATCTGAATATGCATTTCCATCTAATAAATCTAAAAATGGAATTGAACCAATTGAACCTAAATCATATAGTGCAATACTTACTGATGTGGGTAAAAAAGTAGGATTAAAACATATAAGTGGTCATAGTCCACGAAAGACATATGCTACAAGGATTTATGAAAGGTCAGGTAGAGATTTAGAAAAAGTTAGAATAGCTCTAAATCATCAAAGTATAGAGGAAACTAAAAGATATCTTGGCATAAAAGAAAAGATGCAAGAAGATGCAGCAGAAATAGCTGACGAAGATATATAATGCGTAAAAAATAAAATGGTGCATATTTGAGTGAGTTATAAAAAATTCTTACTATTATATGTAGCTTAAAAATAGTATCAGTAATTCTCCATGTTATTACCTATTATAAATAAAATCAAAAAACATATGGGAGCTTAGTAAAATCAATGGTTAACAACGAATTGTTATTATCTATTGATTTATTAATTTTTATAGTGAAATTATAAGCTAGGGAAATATAAAAAATTATTGAGCCTTGTTTTGAAGTGATAGCTCAATGTTAGGAGGGAAAATGAAGTCGGTTGAAGATATAATAAAAGATAACCTAAAGTCAATAGAATCAATGGCTGAGAGCGGTTGTACTGATAAAGAAATTGCAGGAAAGTTAGACATAAGCTATTCAACTTTTAAGAGATATAAGTCCTCAAATAAGGCTTTAAAGGACTTAATGGCTCAATGTAAAGATAAGAAGAATGAAGAAGTTGAACAGGCTCTTTTTAATAACTGCATTGGTTATGAATATGAGGAAGAAGTTCCAGTAAAAGTTAAAGAAGAAATTACAGCAGAAGATGGTCAAACAGTATTGACTAAAGAAAGAGTTGTTATTAAGAAAGTAAAGAAGTATTGCAAGCCTGATTTAGCAGCACAAAAATATTGGTTAAACAATATGAAAAAAGCTAAGTGGTCAGATGATCCTAATAAAGTTGCTAATGATAAGAAACTTACTAAGCTTAAAGAGAAAGAAGTTAATTCTAAAATTATATATTAAGGAGGGCTATTATTATGCATGAATTAGTTCAAATAACATCACTTATATGTGTAACCATTATGGCTAATAAGTTTATGGATTTAATGTTTAGTAGAGAATGTAAACCGCCTAAAATTACAATAGATGATATTAAAAAAACATCATCAACATTATATTTTAGTGAGAAAGATGAATAATGAAAGTATCTTGTAGCTATTGCGGCATAGTTGAAAAGCCACATATATGTCCACATTCTAAGCGTAGAACTGATAGAACTAGAAAAGATAATAAAGTTTATGAATCTAAATCATACAGATCCATAAGGCAAATAGTCTTAAGGGATTATAGGTATATGTGCTTATGGTCATTATATGTGGATGGAAATGTAAAGAAAGCAACAGACACTCATCACATCATTGAAATTTTAGACGATGAAAGCAAAGCAACTGACTACGATAATTTAATTCCATTGACAAGATTCAACCACAGAGTTGTAGTAGAGAATCTTTACAAAATAAATAAAGAAGAAACTCAAGAACTGTTAAGAGACATGCTTAAAGATTTCAAAAGATTTGATTTTACTCTAGGGAAGTATAAAGAAAGAGCAAGAAAGATTGAAAATAAATTTAAAGATCCCCCCCGGGTATAAATTCAGTAGGATAATAATTTTTTTATCAGAACAGTGCCTGGTACGCTGTAAAAAAATCTGTAAAATGAAACTTTTTTATCATGAAGGAAGGAGGAAAAAATTTGGCTAGACCATGTAAATCTGCAAAAATATTAACTGAATGTTCACAAACTAAAGAAGAAATTAATTCAAGAATTGAAAAAGAAAAATTAATAAGGGGAAATGCTAATAATATTATTCCATCAATGCCACTTACAGAAAGCCAATACAAACTATTTGAATTTATTGTAGATGAACTTAAAGCAAGTGAAATTTTAAGTAACTTAGATAAGTTTTTATTAACTAAGGCAGCAATAGCAATTGATAGATTACATTACATAGAATCTTTAGTCAATCAAAAGCAAAATCTATTATTCAATAAAGATGTTATGTCAAAGAAAGACAGTTATGATAAAGATTTTTATAGATGCTGCAACGAATTATGCTTAAGTCCACAGAGCAGAGCAAAGATTGCAAATATAAATATTAATGCTAAAAATGCTGAAGAAGATGCAGTTATTAAAGTTTTAAGAGGTGAATAATGTTTTTACTAGATAATGCTTTAAAATATGCTAATGATGTTGTAACTGGTAAAGAGATAACTACAAAAGAAGTAATTATTCAGTGCAAGTGGTTCTTAATTGACTATGAGAAGAAACAATATGAAGAAAATTTTGATTTCTATTTTGATGAAGAAAAGCTAAAGATTATAAATAATCTATTGAAACTTTTTAATTTTGCGACAGGATTTGTTGCTGGGGAGCAGGTTTTAAAAAACTTAGTTGGATTTCAATGTTTTCTTATAGCTAATATTTTTGGATGGAGATTTAAAGATAATAAAAATAAGTTCAGATATAATGATATTACTTTATACATAGCAAGAAAGAATGCTAAGACTGCTGTTGTAGGTCTTATTTTTTTACTTCTAATGCTTACAGAACAAGATTATTCAGAATTTTATTCAATATGTTTAACAAAAGAACTTGCAGCAGAAATAAGAAAATCTATGGTTCAGATTCTAGAAGCAAGTCCATTTATAGCAAAACATTTTACTTGGTCTAAAACTAAAATTGGACCTATTGAATGTAAAATAACTAAAAGTTTCTTTCAGCCAAGAACTGCTGAAAGTGGTAAGAATAACTCAATAAGACCTAGTGCATTTGTATCAGATGAACATGGAAATTTTAAAGATAATAGTAACTTTACTGCTATGAAATCAGGTCAGAAAAATGTAATTAATCCACTTGTTTTTAGAACTACAACTGCATATGCAATTGATAATAGTATAATGACACCAGACATTGAAACTATAAGAAAAGTATTTGATGGAAAATTTAAAAATGAAAGACAGTTTGCATTATTATATTATGCTGATGAAGAACATCTATGGGATGATATAGGAATGTATCAGGCTAATCCATTAAGGATTGAAGAAAATTACAATACTATTAGAGAAGATAGAGAGAAAGCATTAATTCAAGAAAATCTTGTTGAAGAGTATTTAACTAAAAGTATGAATTATTTCATGCCTGAAAATAGTGGAGAATCATATGTAACAGAAGAACAGATAAAAGAATGTGAAGCTGATGAAGATATTATATGGGAAGGCAAAGAAGTTTTTGTGGGCGTTGACCTTGCTGAAACAGATGATAATACAGCTATTTCTATGGTTGCTTTAGATGATGATGGAGAAATTATAACAAAGAGTTGGGCGTTTATACCTGCATTAAGAGTTAAAGATAAATCAAGGAATGAAGATGTTGATTATCAAAAGGAAATTGATAATGGAACTTGTATTGCTTGTGGTGATGATGTTATTGATTATGAAACTGTTGAAAATCATGTATTGAACTTAGAGATGAATTATGGTGTAAAAATAAAACAAATTGGTTATGACATTAGAAATGCAAGACCAAGTGCTCAAATATGGTCAAAGGCTGGATATGATTGTGTTGAAGTAAAACAGTTTAGTACAATACTTCATGAACCTATTAAATGGCTTAAAGAGTCTATTTTATCTAAAAAATATAAATATGATAAAAATAGATTATTAATAATTAATTTTGTTAATGCTAGACAGACAGAAGACACAAACTTAAATAAATATCTTAATAAGAAAAAATCAAAAGGCAAAATAGATATTTGCATGAGCATAGTTGATGCATTGTATTTATTATATGAATCTAGATTAAACAAGAAAGTATGCACTATTCAAGTTATCTAAAATGCAAGGGGGTGATTAATTGGCATGGTTTAAGAAAAAAGAGAAAAGAAACCTTGATAGTGAAGAATATTTAAGCAATCTATTTCAAATGTTTGATACATTATTAAAATCATATATAAATGCTGATAACGTAAATAAGGAAATTGCATTAAATATACCAACATTAGCTGCATGTGTTGATTTAATTGGTGATACTATAGCAACATTACCTATTAAACTTTATAAAGAAAATAATAGTACTGTTGAAGAAATTAAAAATGATAATAGAATAAAACTTTTAAATGATGATACTGGCGATACTTTAGATTCGTATCAGTTAAAAAAAGCACTAATTGATGATTATTTATTAATGGGGAATGGATATGCTTACATTAACAAAGTAAATGGTAAAGTTAAGAGTTTACATTATGTTGATGAAAAACATGTATCTATTAATAAAAATGTAGACCCAATATTTAAGAATTATGACATTTCAGTTAATGGAGAATTTTATAGGCCATATGAGTTTTTAAAAATTTTAAGAAATAGTAAAGATGGAGCAACTGGTGATGGAATAATAGAAAGCAATCCTACACTTATTTCAGTATCATACAATTCATTATTGTATGAGAATATATTAGCTAAAACTGGAGGGAATAAGAAAGGTTTCATTAAAGCTCAAGATACATTAGATAAAGATGCAATTAAACTTCTTAAAGAACAATGGAATACTATGTATTCACAAAATAGTGAAAATTGTATAGTTCTTAATAATGGACTAGATTTCCAAGAAAGTAGTTCAACTAGTACAGAAATGCAGATGAATGAAAATAAGATTTCGAATGGTAATGAAATTTGTAAAATATTAAAAGTTCCTTCTGCAATGCTTACTGGTGAAGGTAAAGAAAACAATGATGTGTATGAAAAGTTTGTTAAAATGGCAATATTACCTATAATTCAAATTATTTTAACTGCATTAAACAGAGACTTACTTCAAGAAGTAGAGAAGGAGTCTTTTTATTTTGCATTTGATATAAAGGAATTATTAAAAGGAGATATTGAAAAACGTTACAAAGCTTATGAAATAGGCATTAAAAACGGATTTTTAACTGTTAATGATGTTAGATATGAAGAAAATAAAGAAGTTATTGAAGCTTTCAATGATGTTATTAAATTGGGATTACAGGATGTACTTTATAATACTAAAACAGGAAGTATATATACTCCAAATACAGATAAGACATCTAACTTGAAAGGGGGTGAGAATGAAAATGAGGATAGAGATAAGGAATGATAGCGTTATATTAGATGGATATGTAAATGCTGTTCAAAGATATAGCAAGCTAATTCCTAGTATTAAAGGAAAATTCAAAGAGCAAATAGAACCAGGAGCATTTCAAAGGTCATTAGAAAAGCGAAGTAATGTTGATTTGCTTTTAAATCATGATAAGAACAGAAAACTTGGATCTACAAGTGAGGGGAATTTAGAACTATTTGAGGATAATATAGGATTAAGAGCAATATGCACTGTAACAGATGTAGACGTAATTGAAAAAGCTAAGAATGAACAATTAAGAGGTTGGAGCTTTGGTTTTTATTCTGAAAAAGATACATGGCAAGATACAGAAGAAGGATATTCTAAAAGAACAGTTGAGGAATTAGATCTATTTGAAGTATCTATAGTTGATAATACCAGAAATCCAGCTTATATAGCTACAAGTATAGAGACAAGAGATGAAAAAGAAATAGTTACTGAGAGTAGAACAAATGACTTTAGGGCTATTACAATTGATGAAAGTACTAAAGAAACTAGAACTGAAAAAATAGATTATACACAATATTATAATGAAATAGAAAAAATATTAAAGGCTGATAAATAAGCCTTTTTATTATGCAAATTTTTATGAAAGAAGGTTTTTTAATGATAAAGAACAAAGCTAAAAAATTAGTGGCAGAGTATAGAACTTTACCAAGCGAAGAAAAAGGATTTATTGAAAAAAGAGAAGCTTTAGTTGAAGAAATGAGAACAATAGTAGATAATGCTAAAGCAGAAACAAGAGCATTATCTACTGATGATACAAAGAGATATAATGAAATTAAAAATGATATAGCTGGAATAGATGCAACTCTTGAAGCTATTGAAGAACAAAGAACTTTAGAAACGAAAATAAAAGTTAAAAAGGATAAAAAAGAAGAAACTAGAACTTCTGAAGAAATAGCTAATGAAGAATTAAGATATATATTTACTGGGAAAATTTCTGAAACAAGAGCAGAATCAGGTGCTATGAATACAACAACTAATGCAGAAGGTGGTTTTGTAGTTAATAAAGAATTATCACAAAATATAATTAAAGAAATTAAAGATAGAAGTGATGTATATAAGTTCTTTAATGGTACTTCTATAAAAGGAAATCTTAGAATTCCTAAACAGGCATCTAGTGGTACTGCTGAATGGGTAACTGAAAATCCTACTACAGATCCTACTGCATCTATACCAAAACTTGATATTATAGAATTAGGTCAAAATAGATTGTACAGGGAATCTGCACTAACTCAACAAATGATTAATGTTGAAGAACTAGATTTACAAGGTTTTATTAAGGGTGATATAGCCGATACTATGACAGATTCTATTGAAGCAGCAATATTTAATGGAACTGGAACAGGACAACCTACAGGCATTGTAGCTGGAATTAAAACAGCTAACAAGATAACTGTTAGTACTAGAGGTGATATTGCTCTTGATGATTTTAAGAAAGCAAAATCTAAAATAAAGCAGAAAGTAGTTAAAAATGCTAAATGGTTTATGAATTCAGAAACTTTCTTATTAGTTGACTTAATCAAAGATAGCATGGGTAGACCTTTATTGCAACCAAATGTTGCAGATGGAACAGGGTATACTATTTTAGGATTACCAGTTGTGCTTACTGATGCAATGGCATTACCAACAGATACAGGAGCTAAGTGTCTAGTAGTTTTAGCAACAGCAGAGGCATATCATACAAATACACAAAAGTCTTTAGCTTTATATGTTTACAATGATTCTGCATATATAAGAAGAGGGTTAGTGGGATATGGTGCTGATATTTATCTTGATGGTAAAGTTAAAGATGATCAACAAGTAGTTGGAATATTCAATAAGGCATCTTAGCATGGAGGTGATATTCACCTTCATTAATTATAGGTGGTGTTAATGTGAAAGTAAGAGAAATAACAACTAATGAGCTTATAAGATACTGTAATGCTTATGACGATGAACAGACACATAAAGAATTAGAACTTATCTTAATTGCAGTAAAGGCATATATAAAAAATTATACTGGAGTAGATGAAGAAACATTAAATGAATATGAAGATGTTACATTAGCAGTATTAGTTTTAGTAAATGAAATGTACGATAATAGGAGTTATTCTACTAACATGACAGTAAATGTACTGAATCCAATAGTAGAATCAATTCTAAATATGCATAGAATTAATTTATTGTAAGAAATATAGAGTAGGAGAATTAAAAAAATGGCTTTATATATAATAAATCCTGGAGAATTTAAGCACCAGATAGAAATAGGTAAATATGCATCTGGTGGAGTTGATGAAGATGATATTCCAGCTGAAAAATTTGAAGTGAAATTAACAACTAAGGCTCAAATTATTAATGTTAGTGGAAAAGAAATTGCATTAAATAAAGGTGAAGGAAAGGTTATAAATAAAAGATTTATAATAAGATATCCTAAGAATATTGATGTTACTAATAATGATATTATTATTTATAATAATAAACGTTATAATATAACTTATCCAAGTGATATTAAAGAACAGCACAAATATTTAGAAATTGTTGCAGAACTAATTGAATAATGAGTATAGAAATAAAAGGTATAGATAATTTATTAAAAAGATTAAATAAATTATCTAATTTAGAAACTAAGGTAGCAGTAGAAGAAGTTGCTAAAGATATGGAAAAGGTTATACAGGATAAGGCTGGTACATTTAGCAGTAAATCAGATTGTGTAAAAGCTTGTGAAACTAGAAATTATGGGAATAGTTGCTATATAGATGTTGGGTTAAAAAATACAGAAGCTCCATTTGAAGAATGGAAAGAACTCTACTATCAAAATTATGGATATGATGATTATGGATGGAACTTTACAGGACAGTATCATATTACTAATAATGTAATGTGGTTCAACGAAGCTGTTGAATCTATTGAAAAAGATTGTAAGAAAAAATTAAAAGAAAAAATTAAGAAACAAATAAAAGAGTGCTGGAATGGATAGTGATTATATGAAAATAGGAGATTTAATTAAAAGTGCACTTAAAGATATAGAATTACCTATTTATTTTATTAAAAGAGAAAATGAAACAGAAGAATGTATTGTTTATAATTACTTAGAAACTCCTAATTCATATGGAGATATGAAGGAAGTAAGCACTAAATATACTGTTTTATTAAATGTTTATAGTAGATCTAAAGTTGAATATACAAAAGAAAAAATAAAAAAATATATGTTGAAAGCTGGATTTAAAAAAATAGTAATACCAAAGACTGTTGAGTCTAAAAATGGTATATATAATACAGCAATGCAATTTAAAATAGGAGTAATAAATCAAGACTAAGAAATTAGTCTTTTTATTTTATTTAATTTTGTGTCCGAATCGGATACAAAATATGAAAGGAATGATATTATGTCAGAAAAAAAAGAGGTTTTTAAACAAGTTGAAGGGTGTAGAAATATTCATATAGCCAAAAGAAATGATTTAACGGGAATATATGGAGTGCCAATTCATATTAGGGGATTATCTGAAATAAAAACTACAGACCAATATAAAGAAGGCGTTTCATATGGAGATATGAAAAAGATGCTATACAAAAAGAAAAAAAGTGGTATGGATGTTTCTATTGTAGCAAATGAATTACCACCTCAAAATGAAGCTTTATTAATGGGAAAGAGTTATTCTAAAGGTGAGCTAGTATCAAATGTAGATGACCAATCAAGCGAAGTTGCAATCTTATGGGAAGAGGTTTGGAGTGATGGTACAAGTTCTTATAATATAATTTATAGAAATACTTTATCTAGAGAAGGCAGAGAAGGCAAAGGAAATAGTGAAAATATAGATTATCAAACAATTTCATTATCTGGAAGTGCCTTGCCACTTGAAAATGGAGATTTTGATATGGTACTTTTTACTGATGATTCAGAAGTGGATAAAAACAAAATTAAAAATTTCTTTAAGCAAGTTCAAATGCCTGGTGAAGTTGTAAATAATAATGAAATAGCACCAGATTAGTACATTGAAGTTGAATATAAAGAATATGTAAGTGGAAGTAGCTAAGACAGCAACATTATCTAGTGGTACTTGGAAATTTTCTTAATATTTTGGCTAGGGATTAAATTCTCTAGTCTTATATTATTTCAATAGTGTTTATCTAAAATAAATAGTTAGAAATAATAGGAGTGATTATATTGAGCAACCTTAGAAGAAAAATTGAGAATATAAAAATAGATAATAAAAATTATATTATGGCTTTTGATATGACAAGTGTGGATATATTTCAGGAGCTCACAGGACAAAGCGTATTGCAGAGTGTAGTCCAATTAAATAAGTTTGAAGACAAAATAGTACTAGCCTTTATTGCTAGTACATTAAGACTTAAAAATGATGAAGAAAATCCAATTGGAAAAGAATTATATACTGGAGATTTTGATTTATTAGCATTAATGATAATGCTAATTCCTACTTTAGTTATGATAATCAATGAAGGGTTTCCTAAGACAAATGGAAGTGTAAAAAAAAAGAAAAAATAAGCAATGAGCTAGTTGATATTGACTGGCTTTTTTATATGTATACAACAGTTTTGGGGAAAACAGAAAAAGAGTTTTGGAATAGCACATTAAGAAAAATATTTAGTCAGTTGGAATGCTATAAAGAAGCTCATAGTGATAAAAAGACTAGAAATATTAAAAAGAGTGAAAATGGTTCTTATATTTCAAATGGAGAAAAAGTTTTAAAATGTTTAGATTAGAGGTGAGGGTATGGCAGATAGTGAACAATTATTAATTACGCTTGGGGTTCAAGACAAAGGAACTACCAAGCAAATAAGTGCATTAAATAAAGAGATTAAAGCTTTAGATAAAGAATTCAAGAGTGCTAAAAGTGTTAGTAAAGATTTTGAAAAAAGTCAAGAAGGTCTAAAAAGCAAATTAGGTTATTTAGAAAAATCATATACAGCTAATAATACTAAATTAGAAGCATATAAAAAGAAAATGCAAGAAACTAAAGAAGCTATTGCTAAAAAACAATCTGAATTAGAAAAGCTTAATAGTGCAGAAGAGGTAAATGAAAAAGCTGTTAACAAAGCTACAGAACAGCTAGAAAAAATGAAAGCTACTTTGCATGGTACAGAACAAAATATAACATTAACAGAAAATGAGATGAAAAAACTATCTAATCAAATTAAAGAAACTAATTCTACATTAGAAAGTCATGCATTAGATCAATATAAACAAAAAATGCAAGACCTAGGCAGCGGTATACAAAATGCTGGCGATAAAATGCAAAAAACTGGACAAGTATTTAGTGCAACTGGAGCAAGTTTATTAAAACTTTCAGCTCCAGTTGTTGCTTTTTCAGCTTATGCTATTAAGGTTGGAACTGACTTTGAATATGCAATGAAAAAGGTACAGGCTACAAGTGGTGCAACTCAACAAGAACTTAATGTACTTACTGAAAAAGCTAAAGAAATGGGCGCAACTACAAAGTGGAGTGCAAGTGATGCTGCTGATGGACTAAATTATATGGCAATGGCTGGGTGGAAAACTGAACAAATGGTAGCAGGATTAGAACCTATTATGAATTTAGCTACAGCAGCTGGAACAGATTTAGCTTTAACAAGTGATATTGTAACAGATGCACTAACAGCATTTGGACTAAAAGCAGAAGATACAGGACATTTTACGGATATTATTGCAAGTGCTAGTAGTAATGCGAATACTAACGTAGAAATGCTAGGAGAGTCATTTCAATATTGTGCACCAGTTTGTGGAGCGTTAGGATTTACGGCAGAAGATACAGCTATAGCTTTAGGGTTAATGGCTAATGCAGGAATTAAAGGATCTAGTAGTGGTACTGCTTTACGTTCTGCTTTAACCAATTTAGCAAAACCTACTGAAAAAATGAGTAAGTTTATGGATAGATATGGAATAAGCTTAACAGATGCAGATGGGAAAATGAAAACATTAAAAGAAGTTATGGATTCCATGAGAGAAAAAATGGGTAAATTAACAGAAGAAGAAAAGAAACAAGCAATGACATTATTAGAAAGTTCTGCATCAGCTGAATTAGCAGGCAATGCTATGAAGGATTTAACAGAAGAAGAGCAATCACAAATCGTAGCTAGTAAATTAGGTGAAGAAGCATTAAAAGGAATGACAAGTGCACAGATAGATAGTGCATTATCAACAACGTTTAGTAAAAAAGAATTAAAGGGAATGACAGAGGAACAAAAAAAATATCAGCTAGCATGTAGATTAGGTAGTGATCAATTAGAAGGATTAAGTGAAGCAGAACAGGCTAGGACAGCAAGTGCTATTTTCGGTAAAGAAGCTATGTCTGGTCTTTTGGCGATAGTTAATGCAAGTGAGAGTGATTATAATAAATTATCAGGTGCTATTTATAATTGTAATGGAAAAACAAAAGAAATGGCAGATATAATGGCTAATAGTACACAAGGTAAAATAGATAGTTTCAAATCTAAATTAGAAGCTTTAGGAATAAAAATAGCAGATGAGTTATTGCCACATATTAATGACTTTTTAGATGAAGGCATGAAGTTGATTGATTGGTTTTCTAGTTTAGATAGCAGTACTCAAAGTGCTATAGTAAATTTTGGATTAATAACATTTGCATCGGGAGGATTATTAAGTGCAATAGGAAAAGTTACGACTAATGTAGGCGGTTTAGTTACATGGGTAGGTAAATTAACATCTGCTTCTGGAGCAAGTGCGACTACAGTAGGAAAGCTTGGTGGAACTTTAGGTAATCTAACTAAAATAGCAACACCATTAGGAATTGCTATTACTGGAATTAGTAGTGCTGTTTATTTGTATAACAAAGAACAGGATGCTTTAAATAATACTGTAATTACAGCTAGAGAAGATATGGGATTTTTAGAAAGTGCTTTACTTAGTTTAAATGGTGTACAAGTAAAAAATAGAAAAGAGTTAGAAGATAGTGGACTTGTATATAAGAAATTTGGAGAGGACATAGGGAATGAATTTAAAAGTAAAGTAGAGGATGCTACAAAATCTATAAATGATTTTAATTTTTATTTAAAAGAAATTAATTTAGATAAGGCTATAACAGAAGAAGAAAGCAAGGGTTTTACAGATAAGATAAATAAAATATGTGAAAATTCTATACAAGCTATAAAAGATAAACAAGTTCAATCACAACAAGAAATTAAAAGTTTATTTACAATAAGTGATGGTACTGTAGATGAAAGTGAGCAAAAGGTTCTTGATTTTTTGAATAAGAATTATGAAATAAGTACAACTGAAATTCAAAATATTCAAAATGAGATTAATGAAATTTATAAAAAAGGAATAGAGGAAAGGGGATATTTAAATGAAGATGAAATCAAGCAAATTCAAGAAAAAAATTCTAGGATAAAGCAGATTGAACTTGAAGCATTAGCTAATAATGAACAGGAACAGTTATATGCTAAAAATGAATTTATTGAGAGAATTAAAAAAGTTGATGCAGAAGGAGCAAAAGAATTATTAGTAGAAAAGAAAAAACAACTAGATGAACAATCTTCACAACAAATAGCAGCTTATAATACTGGTATAGATCAAATGAAAGCAGCAGTTAAACAAGCTAATGATGAATTAGCTAATACTAAAGACGAAGGAAGAAAACAAGAACTACAGGCTAATATAGATAATATGAATAGCCAGATAGAAACAAAGATACAAGAAAGAGATGGGGTAATTCAAAAACAACGTGAAACTTTGCAGGGATGTATTGATGTAGTAAATGAAATGAATCCAGAATTAAAAGGATTAATCAATCAATATACTTGTGAAATTCTTAGTGATGCTGACTTGCAAGCTCAAAAAGGGTTAGATTATGCTAGACAACATTATGATGGATTGGAAGCTGTAACTCATGATGGTTGGTATAAAGTAAAAGATGTAACGACTGGAGCAATGGAGGACTGCTATGTTACAGTAGATAAAAATAGTGGAGAAATAACAGGATGTTGGAATCAGACACAAAATATAGTTGGAGGTTATACAGAAGAATTTAAAAATAAAGTTAAACAATTAGGAGAACAACATGAAATTGATAGATTGAAGATTCAACAAGCTATGGGGGAAATATCACAATCTCATTTAGATTCTAAAAATCAAGTTGTTAGTTCAAATGGCGAAGTGATTGGTTCTTTACAACAAGTTACAGAAGCCGAAAACGGGGTTAAAACAGGGATATTAGATGTAAATGGAACACCAATTCAAATAGAAACCAATGCAGATGGAACTATAACTAAAATGGGAGAAGTTAAAGATAGTATAGATAGGATACCTAATGAAAAGAAATTTACTTTCAAGGCTTTTTTTGAAAAAGTAGGCGATTGGTTTGGGAGCATAGGGGAAAATGCTACAGGAACTTATAATTTCACTGGTGGTTTAAGTACAGTTAATGAAAGCGGTAAATGGGAATTGGCAAGTAATAATAATGTTAGAATGTTAGGTTCTTATAATAGTAATCCATTAGCTTATATTCCTAATGGCACTAGTATTAGAACACATATGCAGTCAATTAGTGATATGAAAGCAGAAGTATCTAAACAAATTAATTCACTTATGTTAAGTGGTGGTTACTATAATAGAGATACATTAAAATCTAAACAATTGATAAAAACATCTAATATAAATAATTATAGCAATGGTGCTGAAATTGATTATAATAAATTGGCTAATGTAATGTTAAATGTATTCCAACAAGGATTATCTAATGTCAATACTATTGTAAATGTTGATGTAGATGCAAATGGAATTGTAAATAAATCTGTTGATAAAACCTTTGATAGATTGAATAGACAAAATAGAATTAGTAGAGCTGCAAAAGGTAGGTGATTAAAATAAGTTACAATATATATTTTAATAATAAATCTAATGAAGATTTAGGAATAGAGGTTGTAAAAAGACCTTTTATTCCAATTCCTAAACGGAAAATTAAAACTATAGACGTAGATGGACATGATGGTAGTTATTATGTTGATGAAGAAACTTATGAAGATATAGTTATAACAATAGAATTTAATTTTGTTGAGAATGATTTAAATAATATAAGAAATAAAGTAAGAAACATAAAATTTTGGCTAGAAAATATTGATGAAAATAAATTAAAATTAGATGATGATAGAAGTTTTTATTATAATGTTAAAAATTTAGAAATTGAGAATTTTAACTATGAAGAATTATACGAGATACAGAAATTTACTATTAATTTTATAGTAGAACCATATCAATATATCAATTTTTCTAAACGTGAAAAACCACTTTACAACAATAGTTTTGTAACTAATGATTGGTATTTATCTAAACCTGTTTATCGTATAGTTGGAAATGGAGACTGCAATTTAATTGTAAATGGAACTACTATAAATTGTAATGTAGATAAAGAATTAATTATAGATACAGAACATGATAAAATATTAGATAAAGATAGAAATTATGCTATTGGAAAAACTAATATAAAATATATGCAAGATTTATATTTAAAGCACGGTAGGAACAATTACACTTGGACTGAGAACTTTAAAATATATTATATACCTAATTATAGAGTGATTTAAATTCAAATAATTTAGGCTAGTAGAAAACACTAGTTTTTTCTTATGTTCAAATTTAAAAATTAAACAGAAAGGAATGATAAATTGATACAATTATATACAAATAATCAGAAAGATTTAAATAAAAATGGAATTATATTAAAACCTATTAATGGTAAAATACATAGTGTTTTAAATGGTGAAAATGAATTAGAAATGGAAGTATTATTAGATAAAGATGGTTTATATAAAAATATAAATAGAGGTTGTCTTATTACAACACCAACGCCCGAATTTGGTGGAGAACCACAGGCTTATAGAATTTATGATACTGTTAAAAATATGAGTTCTAATACTATGACAGTTTATGCTAGACATGTATTCTTTGATTTAAATAAAAAAGTTATATTTAATAAAAACGTAACAGGAAACGGGCAAAAAGTAATATCTAAAATATTAGAAGACACTAATTTTGTTGGTAAATCTGATAGCAATATAACAGATATTAGACAGTATAAAATGAGAAATATAATTAATGTTATAAATGGAAATGAAGAAGATAGTTTTTTAAATATTTGGGGTGGTGAGATTGAGTGTAATAATTATAATTTAAACATTCCATTAAAGCGTGGTAAAGATAGAGGAATAAGAGTTAGCTTTGGATATAATCTTGAAGACATAGAGGAAGAAATAAATGCTAATGAGGTAGTAACGAGAATATATCCTTATAGTGGTGATCTAGTTCTAAGTAGTAATAAACCTTATGTTGATAGTTCTTTAATTACTAAATATCAAGATATTTCTGAACAAGCTATTGAAATGAGCGACATTAAAGTAAAAGAAAAAGACAATGAAGGCAATTTGACAGGAGAAGGATTTAACACTAGAGCAGAAGCTGAGGCAGAAATGATAAAAAGGTGTAAAAAATTATTTGATGAAGGTGCTGACAAAATAAAGGCTAACTATAAAGTTAAAATGCAAGATTTATCTAAAACAACAGAATATAAAAAACTTGGCTATGATGTGCTTGAAAAGATATGTTTGGGAGACACAGTACATTGTTATAACAAACATATTGATATAGAAGTATCTGCAAGATGTATAAGCTATACTTGGGATATTGTAAATGAAGAATTTATACAGATTGAACTAGGACAATTTATATCTAATTATATAGATAATAATTTATCTGATTTAGATAATATTTATAGAAAAATAGTTATGACTGAACAATTTATAACACTTAGGGTAGATAGTTTAGATAATACTTTACATTCTGAAATTAAAATGACAGCTGAACAAATAAGAAGTGAAGTTGTTGATACTAAAGAAGAACTTGAAAGTAGCATAACTCAGACTGCAAAAGAAATAAGAAGTGAAGTAAAAGACACTAAAAAAGAATTAAGTTCAGAAATAAACCAACAAGCTGATAAGATTAGTGCTGTAGTAAGTGAAGGTGATAAAAGTGGTTCATGGGAATTAAATAAAGATGCCTTTAGAGTTGCTTTTAACAAAGCAGGAGGAAAAAGAACAGAGATAACTGAAGAAGGACTAGCTGTTTATGATGGAGGACTAGCTGTCTATGATAGAAAAAATAATTTAGTATTTAGCGTTTTAAATGATGGAACTGTAAGACTAGGTAATATAACTGTACAAGATTTGCAAATAAACAAAATCGAAAAAGGTAGCGGCTTTTATAATGCACTTTCACACATGGACGAGATGTGGATAAAGGATGTAGGTATAGGTAAATTAGTTATAGATAGTGAAGGTTTTTATATAAAAGATGATGATTATGGAAATGGATATAATTTAAAAAGTTATATAAAAAAAGTATTACGAGAATATGATTTGATATAAATAAAAAATTTAAAATACAGAAAGAAAGGAATGATAAAATGTCGAATATATTTGATTATGAATTAATTGATATAGATTTAAAAGAAAATTTTTCAATGCAAATGGATACAGAATGTCATCAAAACGATAAATTGATTCTTCATTTTATAGTACGTAACTTTGGTGAGTTAGTAGATTTAACAAATTATTCAGTTGAATTGAGAGTTAAGAAACCAGATAGGACTGATTATATTCAAACAGAAGACTTTATAACAAAAGGAACTAATGGAGAATTAACAATAACTTGTAAAGATATTTTGACTAATGTAGGTGGAATTGCAAAAGGACAATTAAGAATATGGAATAATACTTACGACCAAGCAAGTGGAAGAATACTTAATATAAATATTATTAAAGATGTTTTAGAAGTAGATAGAAGTTTACATGAATCCACTTTAACTCAATTAGAGCATTTAGATAAATCAATTAATGTTGCTAGTGATTATATTAAAGAAGCAGATAAAATAAAAAATAAATTAGAACAAGATATATCAGCTGGGAATTCAGTAGATACAAAATTAAAAAGTACAACTCAAACAGCAAATAATACAAATAATACTTTAAATACTACAAATACAACTGCTAATAAAACTAAAGATGAGCTTAACACATTAAATACAACTGCCAACACAACTAAAAGTAATTTAGAAAAATCTAATGCTACTGCATTGGCAACAAATAAAACATTAAGTGATACAAATACAACAGCCATTAATACTAATACTGCATTAAATACAACAATTAATAATGCTAATAAAAGCAAATCAGATTTAGATGTAAGCAAAACTAATGCTGATAAATCTAAGTCTGCATTAGATGGTTCTATATCTACTGGAAATACATTAAAAACAAATTTAGACAGCTCTATATCAACAGGAACTACTTTAAAAAATGATATAGATAATAAAATAACTTCAGGAAATAAATTAAAAACAGATTTAGATAATAGTTCTACTATAGCTACAACTAAGAAGGAAAATTTAGATACTGCTAATGTACAAGCTGAAAAAAATATTGAAACTTTAAATAGTTTTGGAGACGCAAGTCAATTAACTAAAGATGTAACTACTCTAAAAACTAAGGTCTTAGAAAACACATTAACATCTATAGAAACAGATTCTACATTAACAAAATTAGAAAGTTGCAAAGATAGTTTTGTTCACAATATGCAGATAAGAGGTAGAACATT